CACGCGGCAGCGACGGGCAACTCCGGCCACGCGGCAGCGACGGGCTACTACGGCTGTGCGTTCGCTGGCTTCAACGGTAAAGCCAAATGCGGCGAGAAGGGCTCGTTCGCCATCGCGTGGTTTCACGATGGAGAAAAGCGCGCTTATCTCGCGGTCGGCATACCAGGCCGGGATGGTATCAAGGCCGATACGTTCTACCGCGTGGTCGACGGCAAGTTGGTCGAGGCGTAGCCATGAGCGGCTTCCAAACTTCCGCCCAGGCCGACGCCTTCGCCATTCGCCGCAAGAACCGCGACTTCACGGAATGCGATGTAGAGGCCGTGTGGAGTCAGGCGCACCGTGAACTACGCCGCGAGGGCGTGATCCGCGCATCGCACGAAAAGATCACCGATCGCTGCCTGAGAATTCTCGAGAGGGCCGCATGAACCTGTCCGAACTAACCCTATCCCTCAAATCCTGCGCAACTCTGGATGAGGAATACATGTGGACTGAGGACTATCTGTCGCCTGCAACAGCGGCTGCTCGTCAGTTCTGGAAGTTGGTCCGCGAGGCCAGCATCAACCCGTCCGATGCGGACCTGACCGAGATTGGGCGCCGACTCATGGAGCTTCGCGAACATCACGTTGCGCGCGAAGCTGCTGCAAAACTGGAGCGAATCAAGGAAGCGGCTTGATCGCGAAACTGAATCTCAACAGGGAGCCGGCCCCTTAGCCGGCAAGAATTTGGAGGGTGATATGAAAACCGAACGCAAGTGTGGGAACTGCCATTTTCATGCGGATGGCGTGTGCTCGGCACCGCTGCCGCTCAGCTTCGTCGGGATTCACTGGCGGCGCAAGGTCAAGGCGGATTCTGGGGCCGAGTGCCAGGCGCATCGGATGAAAACCGTTCGCAAGCCGGTTGTGCAGGCGGTGCAATCTTGAACGCGCAACTGCTGGAACGTGAAGTCGAGCAGCCGATGGTTGCCGAGCAAAGCATGGTCGGCATGCTCAACAAATCGGAAATAGAGCAGCAAATCACCACGGCTCGCCGCTTTCCGCGCTCTGTCAAGAAATTCCGCGACGAAGCATTGCAGATGGTCACGCTGTCCGAGTCGATCGCCGAGCAGTGCATCTATGCCCTGCCGCGTGATGGCAAGACGATTGAAGGTCCGAGCGCGCGCTTTGCCGAAGTGATCGCGTCAGCTTGGGGCAACTGCCGCGCTGGTGCGCGCGTGGTCGACGACAGTGGCGAGTTCGTCACGGCGCAGGGCGTGTTTCACGACCTGGAACGCAATGTCGCGATCACGTACGAAGTGCAGCGCCGCATCACCGATCGCAACGGCCGGCGCTACAAGGCCGACATGATCGGCGTCACGGCCAATGCCGCATGCTCGATCGCGTTGCGTAACGCGATCCTCAAGGGCGTTCCGAAAGCCTTTTGGGAAGACATGTACAACGAAGCCCGCAAGGTCATCATGGGCGACATCAAGACGCTCGCGAACCGGCGCGCAACGGCGGTTGCGATGTTCCAGAAGTTCGGCGTGTCGGTCGAACAGATCCTGCTCAAGCTCGGGATTCCAGAGGGTTCCGGTATCGAGGATGTCGGCCTGGAGCACTTGGTTGTTCTCAAGGGATTGTTGACCGCTATCAAGGAAGGCGACACGACGGCCGAGGAAGCGTTTTCTCAGAACCGGCCGGGCTTGTCGGCTGCGGCGGCGAAGATCAAGAACACGCCCGAGCGCGACAAGTTGATGATCGCCCTGCGTGAACACGCCGAGGCTGGCGCCGAGGCGCTGGCGACTGCGTGGGCTGCTCTGTCCGAGGCCGATCGCACGCTAGTCGGCGCCGGCATCGAAGAAATCAAGGCGGCGATCCCGTGATGCACGAACAGGGTTCGCCGGGCTGGCATCTTGAGCGCGCTGGCTGCATCACGGCCAGTTGCATGAACGCCTGCATGGCGCTTCCGGAGCCGGGCGTGTTCAAGTCAGGTCCGCGCAAGGGTCAGCCGTACCCGGTCCCGCGAGAGCGCGTGAACTACATCCATACGCTCGCGGCCGAGCGCATCACCGGCAAGTGCCGGATCATCGTCAAAGCGGCGGCGTTGCAGTGGGGCCACGACATCGAGCCGATGGCGCGCGCTGCCTACGAGGCTCGAACTGGTGTTCTGGTCGAGCAAACCGGCATTTGTGTTCACCCCGACTATCCGTTCATCAAGGCATCGCCGGACTTCCTGGCGCTCAAGATCGGCGGCGGCGAAATCAAGGCGCCCGAGTCGCAAGACGTACACCTTGCGACGATCGAGGAAGGCTTGCCCGAGGAACACATCAACCAAATTCAGGGCGGCTTGTTGGTAACAGGTCGCCAGTGGTGGGACTTCGTTTCGTTCCATCCGGATTTTCCGCCGCATTTGCGCCTGTACATCCAGCGCGTGGTGCGTGATGAGGAATACATCGCGCAGCTACTTGCGGCGTGCCTGAGTCTTGAAGACGAGGTGCGCAAGGTTGTTGCGCGGCACACATCTGCTCAACAAATCAAGGAAGCGGCATGAGAGGCGTCAACAAAGCAATCGTCGTTGGGAACTTGGGAGCAGATCCCGAAACCCGCTACACGCAAGGCGGTACGGCGATCACCGAGATTCGCGTGGCCACATCGGAATCGTGGAAGGACAAGCAAACCGGCGAGCAGCAAGAACGCACTGAGTGGCACCGCGTGACGTTCTTCGGGAAGCTCGCCGAGATCGCGGGCGAATATCTCAAGAAAGGCGGACAGGTCTACGTCGAGGGAAAGATTCAGACCGACGAGTACGAGAAGGATGGCATCAAGCGCTATTCGACAAAGATCATCGCCGATCAAATGCAGATGCTTGGCAGCAAGGACAGTGGCGAGCGTCGCGCACCTGGGCCGGCGCGCGGGGCGCAATCGGCGCCGCGTCAGGCTGCTCCGGCGCAGGCCGCCGACACGTTCGACGACGACGAGATACCCTTCTGATGAACACCCATCCACAGGCAGCCCCCAACGCGGGGCCTTCGATCCCGCCCGGCTCAACTCCTCCGGTCGGGCGGGATCATCTTGCCTGCGAATGGGTTGAGTCGTGGTGGGTGATTGTGGGTTTTATGGTAGTTGCGGTGTTGGTTTGTTGGTTGGCTGACCAAGGATATTTGCCATGAGCGGTCCACGTTACTACATCGTAAGCACGCGCAAGGAACACGGCGGAGCTTGCCCACGATGGCCACGCTTCGTGCGTAAGACATCGCGCGCCAAAGCCAGCAAGCGCACGCGTGGCAAGGTCAGGCGGAGAAGTCATCGTGACTGATGGTTCCACCCGCAGCAGTCTCGCCGAGGTCCGCAATCCAGTCCTCGGCCTGCCCGCTGGTCGTAAGCTGGCATTGCTGCCTGTCGAGGCCCGCGCGGCGCTGCGCGAATTGTTGCTTGAGATTCGCGCTGACGCCCGAGTGCGCGCTGAGAAGTGCTGGCGCACGCACAAGGCGCCGATGGCCGTCTACTGGAAGTGCATCGCCGTTTTCGCTGGCCACATCGCGAGGGTTTGCCGGTGAACCCACTCCACCGCGGCCGCCAGCGCCACAACTCGCGCCAGACCAAGGCCGATCCGTGGCTGCCCGAGGAATACATCTACCTGGGCGGCATGCCGCACGTCTACACGGTCGACTTCGATGGGATGCAGCGCGTCTATTTTCCGGGTGGCGGCAATGTGCGGCTCGAACACGTCGCGCAGGCCGTGACCAAGTTTCCAGACGTTCCACGTGTGACGAATAACCTGACGAAAGTTTTGCACGATACGTCGGTTCACTCTTTTGTGGGGTTACAAGGCTGATGCGGTTTCTTGTAGTTGTCGTGCTGATTTGCGGCCTCGTCTGCCTCGTCGGATACATCGGCGGGTGTGTGCGGGAATTGGTTACTACTACTGCGAAGGATTATCGATGAGCATTGGTGAAGCGCGAACAGCTGAAGGTGTTGGGACTGGTGCGGTGGATGATGGAGGTTGGATGACGTTGGCGATAGACCGATGTCCACGCCACGACAGCTTTTGGGCTATCAATATCGGCGACAACCATAGCGGTGAGCGCATCACACCAAGCAAGTGCTGCGGCCAATGGTCAACCATCCGCGAATGGAAACTTAGCGAAAGTGACTGGCTGCGCGTTGCCGAACTTGCGCGCCTAGCTGCTGCGCACACTGCGGCCATGCTCGCCGAACGCGAGACCAAGCCATGACCTTCGATCGCGCCCTCGCCTTCTACCTCATCGCATTCTTCGCCCTGCTCGCCATCGCATGCTTCTGGCTCGACCGTAAGGCACGCCGGGAATATCACGAAGGGCAGCAGCGGTTGTTTCGGTCTTGGGCGAATAGGGAT